CCTGGTCTTTCGTCAGGCAGAGGAATTGTCCGCGCGGGCCATCTTTGAAAATCAGGGACAGGGCGCTTTCTGTCACTATGCTCACGCCGCTTGGCAGCTTAGGCATTGCCGGTCGCCTCCTTTCCACCGTGGGTGTCCCAGTGGTAGCGGATCCGCCGGAAGCATCTTTCTGCGGTCATGTAGCCCTCAATGTTCCCGGTGGTCAGCTCGTCCGGCTCTGCCGTCTCCGACACAAGGCCCTTCATTTCCAGCAGGTCGAATTCGTTTCCGTAACTGGCGCCGGTTATTATTACGTCGGCCACCCGGTTCGGGCCGTCCTCCGGGTATATGATCTGAGCGCCGCGCAAGTCACCGGTCTTGTTCCAGTAAAGCGTCTGAAACGTGTGCGGGATTCCTGCCTCGGTGAGTAGGGCGTCCAGCTTGCGGATTTCCTTGTAGTTCGGGTCTATCTTAGTAATAGTAACCCGGTTGTCTTTCAGCTTCATGATTTCCTCCTTTGTTTATACAGCCAGGCCGTCCAGCCAGGCGGCCAGCTTTTCCTGCACGGTCTTATGTTGCAGCAGAGTGTCCAGGGCCTTGGCTTCCCGGCGGGCAAGGTTTGACCGGGCCAGGTAGAGGTCTTTCTCGATCTGCTGCCAGCCTTGGCAGTCGATGTAGCGCTTTTCGAGAAGCTGCCGGTCTTCTATGTCGGGCAGTAGATCTATGACCTCGCTGGTCTCCAGGAAAATCTGCGCCATGCGGCCCTGCTGATCTTTGATGCGCTGTTCCACTTCGTCGATCTTGTAGGCTATGGCAGCGGCTCCGGCGCTTGGTGTTCCGCTGCCTGGGCTGCCGCTGCCCTGGCCGCCCAGGGGAGGGTCGTTCAGGTCTGCCAGGACGTTTTTAAGGCGGTTGTCCAGGTCGCGCTTCCTGTTCCGAGCTGTGCGGTAGCGTCGCAGCCAGTCGCGCAGGTCTTCCCGCGCTCCCTTGACGGAGGGGGTATAAGGTTCTGTCATCGTGCTGCCTCCTTTTGCGGTATAAGGTGGGCTTCTTCCAGGGCGGCTCGTACATCGGCCACGCTGGTTACTACCTCGGCCACGCCGCC